ATGGAAGGCATTATCGACAAGGAGAACGAACGTGTCCGCAGGTTCTTTGCCCTGCTGGACGACATGGAGAAAAAAGTGGAACGTCTTGCCCGTGACAACCGTCCTCCCTTCAACGGGGAACGGTTCCTGACCGACAGGGAGCTTTCCGGGATGTTGAAGATCAGCCGCAGGTGCCTGCAGGATTACAGGGACCAAGGACGGATTCCCTATATCCAGCTTGGCGGGAAGATCCTGTACAGGCAGTCGGACATCGAGAGGCTGCTGGAGGAGAACTATCACCCTGCATTGGTATAATATCGTATTTAAGTTTAAGGATTGTCGCCGGAATTGCATTTACGATTCCGGCGGCAGTTTTTATTTAGCCTGCGGCTTCCTTGCCGGCCGCGGGCTTTCTTCTTTCCATCAGCCGGTTCATGTCCGAGGATATCTTCCGGTCGGTGACCTGGGCGTAGACCTGCGTGCTGTCGATGTTCGTGTGGCCCATCATCCTGGCGATGCTCTCTATCGGAATACCTGCGGTCAGTGTCAGGGTCCCGAACGAATGCCGGGCCATGTGGTAGGACAGGTTCTCTTTCATGCCTAATGCCACGCCCATTCCATGTACCTCATACCAGAGGACGTCGCGGACCGGCAGCGGGAATACCGGCCTGTCGTCATCCGTGGTGTTGTAAAGCTCCAGTATCTGTCCGGCTATGGGATGCAGCGGGATGAACGCCTCCACGTCCGTTTTGGCGCGGCGGATGCGGATATACCTTCTTCCTTCCGAAGTCGTTCCGATGTGACGGGGATGGAGAGCCCTCGTATCCGCGTAGGCCAGACCGGTCAGCGAGGAGAAGATGAACGTCCTGCGCGCCAGCTCCATCATCGGGTCGGGCAGCGGGGTTTCCATCATCCGCTTCAGTTCACTGCGGCTGATATGCCTTAGTTTAGGTGCTTCTTTCCTCTCGTATGCCACGTCCTCTATCGGGTTGGCACGCAATACTTCCCGGTCCACGGCGATGTAGATGAGCCGGTTGAGCCAGCACAGGCAGTGGTTCACGTGTCCGTTCCTGTGTCCCAGCTCTTTCTTGAGAAAGACCTTGAACGATTCGGCGAACTCTTCGGTGATGTCCGAAAAGGCGATGTCCTTCATCCCGCGGGATTCGATGAACTGCCTGAGGTTAAGCTGCGTGGTCTTCGACTGGCGGTAGGTGGAGGTGGAATTGATCTCCTTGGAGCGGACCCTGAGCCGTTCGCGTTCCACCTCTCCGGCCTGCAGGAGGTATTCCGGCACGGAATTGGCACCGGATACGGTGGTCTTGAGCAGCTCGGCCGTGACCACTCCCTGGTTCCTCAGCAGGTTCCCGTACGCCTCTTCCAGCCGGCCTCGGAAGGCGGCAAGGCGGTTGTTCTCCCTGGCTGTTTTGATTTCACACTTCTTGCTGTCCCAGTCTCCGGGTTTGCAATAGATGCCTGTCGTGACAGCCGATTTCTTTCCGTCGATGCTGATCCGGCAGAGGACGGCGGTCGTGCCGTCCGATTTTACCTTGTTACGGTTGATGTAGAATAAAAGCTTGAATGTACTGCGCATGATAATGATTGTTTAATTGTTTAAGGATTAAAGAATAAGTTTCAAATCGCGGGTTGCCTCGACGAACCTGTCCATGTCCTCGAACAGTCGCTTCGGAGTTACACGGGCATATATCTGGGTGGTCTTTATGTTGGAGTGTCCCAGCATTTTGCTGATGGTCTCGATCGGCACTCCCTCCTCGAGCGTGACCAATGAGGCGAAAGAATGCCTTCCCATGTGGAACAGAATACAAGAAGCAAGCAGATGAAGAGATGAGAAAGGAAAACGTAATTGGTTGAATATGAGCAAAAGTTCTGTTTTTTGCTGAGATAATGGAAAGCAAAAATGGACAGGTTATTGCAGGTGTTCAGTTACCAGAATGTTAGCTACCCAGTTACCTGAACCGAATAGGTAACAGACTGAACAATAAAGAATCTGTTACAGAGGCTATTATTCACTGTATGTCAGCATTTTGCATATCAAAGGACGCTTATAAAATAGGTAATTTTGCCATTAAAAAATAAGCGTATGAAAGTAGAAAAATTCAAGGTGTTGCTCTACCTGAAAAAGAGCGGTCTTGACAAATCCGGAAAGGCTCCGATAATGGGGAGAATAACGGTAAACAATACGATGGCGCAATTCAGTTGTAAGCTGTCATGTACTCCGGAGTTATGGAACCCAAGAGAAAGCCGACTAAATGGAAAAAGTAAAGAAGCCGTTGATATTAATGCAAAAATTGACCGGCTCTTACTTTCTGTCAATTCTGCATTTGATTCACTTGTAGAACGTAAGATTGATTTTGACGCGACTGCCGTAAAAGAGCTTTTTCAAGGAAGTGTAGAAACCCAGATTACTCTGTTGAAACGGCTTGATATACATATAGAGGATATGCGCTCAAGAATCGGTATTGATGTTGCTAAAAGCTCCATGTCAACATACATTTACACCCGTCGGTATCTTGGCGAATTTATTCAAAAACGATTCAAGACAAGTGATGTTGCTTTTGGACAGTTAAATGAACACATCCCATGGGAGTTTCAGGATTATATACTGAAGGATAAAGGACTTGCGGTAGATACGGCAAGACATTATCTGGCAATCCTGAAGAAAATCTGCCGGATGGCATTCAAGGAAGGACATGCGGAGAAGCGTTATTTTGTGAATTTCAAACTACCCCAAGAGAACCGGAAACCACCACGGGCTTTGAGTCGTGAGGATTTTGAGAAGATCCGTGATGTCGTAATACCACCGGAAAGAATCACTCATAATATAGCCAGGGATTTGTTTCTCTTTGCCTGTTATACAGGAGTTCCGTATGCGGATGCAGTTTCAATCACTAGAGATAATATATACAAGGACGATAAAGGCGACTTATGGTTAAAGTATCTGAGAAAGAAGAATGAATATCTGGCCCGCGTCAAATTGTTGCCAGAGGCTATCTCTCTTATAGAAAAATATCGTTCGGATGACAGGAAAGAGCTTTTCCCGATGATATACCATCCCAATATGAGACGCCACATGAAAGGTTTACGGGATCTGGCTGGCATAAGCTGTGATTTGGTCTATCATATGGGAAGACATACCTTCGGAAGTCTGATAACCCTTGAGGCTGGTGTTCCCATTGAAACAATCAGCAAAATGCTGGGTCATACCAATCTGACAACTACTCAGCTTTATGCAAGGGTAACTCCTAAAAAACTTTTTGAAGATATGGACAAATTCATCGAGGCAACGAGTGATATGAAACTGGTATTATAAATCAAGAATGAAAGAATCATGAGAAGTACATATAAGCAACTGTATTATATAAACCGCAGTAAAGTCAAATCTGACGGGACTACATCAATCATGTGTCGTATTACAATAGACGGAAAGGCTGTTGTATTATCGACCGGGTTGTATTGCCAGCCGGAAGAGTGGAACAGCAAGAAAGGGGAAGTCAAGAACAACAGACTGAACGGGATGCTTGATGAACATAAGAAATGCGTAGATGAAACTTATGCTGAACTGTTGAAAGTGAACGGCGTTATCAGTGCGGAACTGCTGAAAACAGCCATGACAGGAGCTGCTGACATCCCGAAGTATATATTACAAGCAGGAGAGGTGGAACGGGAAAATCTGAAAATCCGTTCCATTCAAATAGATTCAACCTCCAGTTACAGGCAATCAAAAATGTATCATTACTATCTGGGGGAATACATCCGTTCTCTGGGCAAGGAGGACATGCTTTTTACAGATATTACCGAAGAGTTTGGCACCAATTTCATTTTGTATCTGAAAACAAATTACCCTCATAAGCCATCATACCGTAACCATTGTCTTTGCTGGCTGAAACGTCTGGTTTATCTTGCCGTGGATAAAGGAATTTTGAGATATAATCCTTTGGATGATATAAAATATGAAAAGAAGGCACCCGCAAAGCTCATGTATATAAGCAAGAACCAGCTTCAGGAGATAATGAGCCATCCAAAACAGGATCCACTACAGGAACTTGCAAGAAGAACCTTTATATTTTCATGTTTTTGCGGTTTGGCTTACGTTGATGTACGTAATCTCTATCCGCATCATATAGGTACAACTGCGGAAGGACGGAAATATATCAGAACATATCGCAAGAAAACAAGCGTTGAATCATTTATACCATTGCATCCGGTCGCGGAGCAGATAATTTCCTTGTATAATACGACAGATGACAGTAAGCCCATCTTCCCGTTACCAATACGTGATATGATCTGGTTTGAAATACATGAGTTGGGCTTTTCCCATCAGTTCAAACATAACCTGTCATATCATCAAAGTCGTCACACCTTTGGTACCCTGATGGTTTCAGCTGGGGTTCCTATGGAAAGCATATCAAAGATGATGGGCCATACAAATATCAGAACTACGCAAGGATATGCAAAAGTTACAGATGACAAGATTTCAGAGGATATGGATAGATTAATGGAGAAAAGAAACTTAATAAATGAAATAAAAACGTATACTTAACTTTTATTGGTGGAGTATACGGGTAAAATAATATTCGGCTATATAAAAGATTAGAAGCTGCCTTAAAAGTATTAACGAATCGTTATGTTAATAAGACTTATTCTTTTAGGACAGCTTCTAGTACTTTCTCAATTACTTTCTTGCACACATGTCAGCCATCAACCAATCACTGTCTGGTCTAGTAATCAATCGTGCATTATTATACGCCATTTCCATTGTGAATATAGTCCTTCCTTCATAATTGTTTACCTCTTTCTCTTTATCATATTTATGGTTACATACAAGGGCTACGTCTATTGTTCCCTTATGTTCAAGAGCTAATGGAAGTAAAAGTTGCATTTTATGATCTTTGACATAATATACTGGAATAGCTGTTTTGTAGTTCCATGCTACACGACTTAGAGCTATATCTAGAGCATTACTGAAGCGTGTTGTAAGAAATTGTTTCCAATCATCATCTTCAAAAATCGCATCAGCTAGTTTTTTATAATAGGCTTCTCGTTGGGGTTTTGGCAATGCCGCTGGATCTTCAATAAATTGGAACCCATCTGTTGCCCCTTTCTTTATAAATCCAACAGGAAGTCGTTCTATATTTTCTTTTATAAAATGATTCCAGTCCAAAGTTGGTCTTTGGGCGGTGATATCATAGAATAATTCACGGGGATCATCAAAATATTGAGCACGTTTAGGTTTATATGGGAAATCTGTTATAATTTTTTGATAGTAACTATTTGCTGTCCCAAATCCTAAGAATACCCATGGTTGGGTGACTGCAGGATTCTTACCATTATTTTTCTGAAAAAAGGCATAAATCGGGTCATAAATGTTATCTACCAATCCTGTATTCCAAACAGCATTGTTCTCATTAGTAAGAATTTTTAAAATAGGCTTTCTGGCTTCTCTTTTGGATCTTTCTATCTCTTCTTCATCTTCGTATTGAAGTCGTTCAAAAGTGTATGAAAGATAATTCTTTAGAATGGGTTTTGCCAATTTGTCTTTTTCATCATAATACCAACGTTCGTCTAATGCCAAATTGACAGCCAAGTCATTAATAGCAGCATCCCACCCTAAAATATCGGGTTTATCTTTGGGCTTTGGGAAATAGGCGAAATTGCTAATAGATTCTCCTATGTATGATCCTTGTTTTAGGCTGAGAGTCTGAGATGACACCCTTGTGGCTATCGTGGAAGTAGGTGATTTTATCCCTAATTTCTTTAAATCACGTGCTTTTACAGGAGCTTCATGTTTTGATGGGTCTCCAATACGGAATTCGATACGCTTACGAAACAAGCATTCCACGGCCTGTCGTATACCAATGAAGCCCATTTTTAGGTATTCATCTTTTGCTACTTTGGAGCCAATCGCAGCAAAAGGAATCCATCCTTCATCATCAGAAACAACACTTGCGAAAGCCTCTTCTATCTTCTCTTTCAGTGCGTTTGTAATTTTCAAATAGTTAGGAGCGATGCGAAAGGCCTTAAATACCTCACCTGTACCCTGGGGTTGATAACAAGGCTCATACTTTGCTTTTGGATAATAACTTTCCAATAATTTTTCTACATCCAGAGGAACGTTGTTGCGTTTCTCAACAAGTTTGTTAAAACAAGTTCTGAACTCATCGTACCTTAAATAATTTCCCGGTAATGTCGGGGTTAGCGCATAAGCACCCTCAAGCAGAGCTCTAATTTCTGATTCTTCCATAAAAAATTATTTTTTATTTTGTTATGGCTATCATTGGTGATAGCTTTTTTATTATGCAAAAACAAATAGCGTGCCGTTTCATTAATTTGAATATTTTATTGATAATTTTTAATACTATATTTAGGGAACTGAAATCAGTCGCCCATTTCCTCGCCGCCCATAGAAGTTAGTACAGACTCTATTGAAAGCGAAAAGGTCCGGCGGCTATGCCGTTTCGGGCAGAATCTTCCTCTTTCAGAGCGTATTCAGCCCGAAAACCTTTTCCCTTTCACGTCTGTACAATGGACGCCGACGGCAGCGGAAACAAGCGACTGACGGAAAAGTCAGAAAATAAAAATTAAAACAGCATATAGATTGGTTCAAATAGGGCCTAATACTATATGTTGTTTTTTATCATTTGGGAAAGGCTGTTTTTTAGAAACACAAATTAAACGGGCAGGCGGTCAACTGCGCTCCCTCCAGAAAAATCAAAATCCCTACGTGTCCTTCGTGGAGCGTTTAGAGTGTCAGCTTCTTTTGTATCTGTACGCCTCCTTGTATCCTTTCATCAGGGTTCTTTCTATGTCGGAAGCCCGGTAGAGAATCTTGCCGCCTACTTGTGTGTAAGGTAGAATGCCGTTGTTGCGGTAGTCCTGCAAGGTTCTCCGGCTCACTTTCAGCAGGTACGCCACTTCCTTGTCTGTCAGCAGTTCATCGCCATAGGCAGACGGTTGCCGTTTTTCCAACAACTTTTCGAGCAAGGCCAGCAGCCTGTCGAAATTCGAGTGGAACGCCTTTACCCACTCGTGGTCCTTTTCTCTGATTTCATTACTCATATGCTCTTGATATTGGGTTATACATTATTCTTGAAATTCTCTCAAATGGTTTTGCCTTTCCAACGGGCTTCCTTCCGTTTGTCCTCCACATTACCGACTACTCGCTCCACATCATCAGGACGGTAGTAAGTTCGGTTCCCGATTTTAGTAAAGGCAAGCGTTCCGTTATCCCTCAAGGTCTGCAAGGTTCTCGGGCTGATACGCAATCTACGGCAGACCTCGTGGTTGTCCATCCATTCACTTGTTTCCTTTCCGCCATGTTCACGGCACAGACTTTCCACCCGCTGCACGAAACGATCCAGCTTGGCGGCAATCTCCTCGAAAGTCCTTTTTTCAAAGCTGATGATTTCCATTGTCTTCTTTATTTTTTAGTTAAACATATATTCAAAATTCCGGAACAGGACAGGTCTTTTACAGCCGATATTCCATCATGTCTCATTGTCCTATTCTTGGCTGGAAATGTGACTGTTTTATCCTGTTCCCACTGCAAATAAAAGCAGTAGAAATCACACTGCAATGGATTTTCAGACCGGTGACGATGCGTTACCCGGAATGACATCATGTTACATATCAACCGCATACAATGAGCCTTCTTCATAAACGGAATCCGCTTGAACAATCCGGTATGGAAGAATCACTCCGGCAAATCACGGCAGGCAGCACCGACCGCCCAATCAGTATAGTGCACGAGATTACATAATTGCCACGATATCTCCATTCGCTTGATTCTGTTCACTATACACATTTCCTTTGCTCACGACAACGAGCCAAGGTGCGCACCGAGACCAGTGAGTAAACCGATTAAAATCAAAAATGTATGGTAACAAAAAAGAAATTGACCAAAGAGGAATGGGAGGCTATGACAGGTACGGACATGTCATTCATACTCCCGTCAGATGGCGGCATTGAAACTGCCCTGGAATCATCCTTGAATGATTCCGGAAATAGAGAACAGGCAAAGTCTGTAGAACAAGTCGAAGTTCCATTCGAGCCCCAGCAATCGCCAACAGGAAGAGAGGAAGGCATTCCTCTTTCTCAGCGTCGTATAAGCAGCAGGCAGAGGAAACTTTCTCTGGACGAATACCGGAAAGCCTTTCTTCAGGTCCCGAGAATCGAAGACCGCAAGCCTGTGTTTGTTAGCGGCGAGGTACGTGACAGGCTGGACGAGTTTGTCCGTAGGTTGGGAGGACGCAAAATGAGCGTTTCCGGACTGCTTGAGAACATCGCCCGGCTGCATCTTGAAATCTACTCGGAAGACTTCGAGCAGTGGAGAAAGTTGTGACATTTTCCGGAATGACCGACTTGCTTACTGACTCCAGTCATTACAGTATTCAGACAGTCAGCAGCAGACCTGAGGGGGTAACGGACAAAACTTCAGTTTTGGGAGTTAGCGAGGTTATCTTTCGGGCATCCCGAAAACCTCGCTCCACTCCCGAAGAGTGGAGGAAATCCGCTCCCGATGGTCGCAGATTGTGGGAAAAAGAATAATCAAAAATCAAACAGAGAAAATATGAATGACAAAAAGAAAAACAGACCGAGGGGACGCCCCAGAGTAAGCGGAGTATGCAAACTCAGCAAAGCTGTTACAGTGAAATTCTCCAAGATAGACTATGAACGGTTGTGCCGACGCAGCAGACAGGCCAACCTCACGTTGGCGGAATTTCTCCGCATATCAGCTTTTGAGACGATGATAACGGCAAGGCACTCTGCCGAGGAAACTGCCGTCATACGCAGCCTTACGGGTATGGCGAACAACCTGAACCAGCTGACCCGTCTGTCCCATCAGGCCGGATTCCACCGTACCCAAAAGACGGTGACAGAACTCCTGCAGAAGCTCAAGGAGATTATTGTCCGGTACAGGCACGGAGAAAGGAGGCCGTCATGATTGGCAAGATCAAGAAAGGGAAATCCTTCGGCGGCTGTATCCGCTATGTGATGGGCAAGGACAACGCGGAAATCATTGACTCAGATGGCGTATTGCTAGGAAATATCCGGGAAATAACGGACAGTTTCAACTACCAGCGGGAGCTTAATCCAAAGATCAAACAGCCTGTCGGACACATTGCATTGAGCTTCAAGCCTGAGGATAAGACATTGCTGACAGATGAATTTATGGCTAAAATAGCCCAGGAATACATGGAACTGATGGGGATACAAAACACTCAGTTTATTCTTGTAAGACACCATAACACGGACAATCCGCACTGCCATCTGGTCTATAACCGCATCGGATATGACGGCAAGGTAATCTCTTCACAAGGCGACTACAAGCGTAATGAAATCGCCACGAAACTGCTTAAGGACAAGTACGGGCTGACATACGCCGAGGATAAGGGCAAGACCAACGTGAAGAAACTCCATACTTCGGAGCGTGTGAAATACGAAATCTTCAATGCCGTCAAGGCAGCTTTGAAGCACTCCAAAACATGGAAAGAGTTCAACGATTATCTGATTCGTCGAGACATCAGGCTGGAATTTGTAAAACGTACCAGGGAGATAAAAAGGCCGGAGGACATACAGGGAATTCGGTTCACCAAGGACGGGCAGACCTTCAAGGCTTCACAAATCAGCCGGGAGTTCAGCTTTGCCAGACTAAATGCCCAATTGGGCTGGAAGACTTCAGAATCCCAACAGGAATCCGAACGGAAGGTACTACAAAGGATACCGGACGGAGGGCTTCTTCTCGAAGGTACGGGGCCGGGACTGTTCAGCCCGACAAACGGCATCTCTCCCGAAGAGCCGTTATCTCAGGAAGAACTCTTACGCAGACGCAGGAAGAAGAGACAAAAGAGGAAAGGATTTGGGTTGTAGCCAGTCCTTTCTTCATTCAAATTATTCATTAACATTAAAATTGCAGGAATATGAAATTGGAAGAATATATCGAGAGCATCTTCGGATGCCTGGAAAGAATCGAAAACAAAATCAACGGGTTGTCCGTCCCTTTACCGGAGGGTAATAGCCCAACAAGAAATAATGGAAAGGAAAAGAATGAGTCCGTGCTGAATGAAGTCCGGAATGATCATGAGACATTTCGCAAATTGTTGGCTCGCGTGTACGAAGGTCTTGCCGCCATCAAGAACGATATGGTTTCCATGGACAGGAAAAACTCGTCACAGGAAAGACTTGGACAGGTCTTGTCGGAAATACATAATGAACAGCATAAGAATCAGGAGAAAGTGGAAACCCTGTTTTGTGAGACCAATGACACAATCAGAAAGAATGCCGTCAAGACAAGCAACATCAACCATCATTTCAGCCTGAGTATAGAATCCCCGTACATCCTAGGGAGCTTTTCCGTGATGTTCGCGGTAGTCGTGGCCCTGTCCGTGGCGCTCTATTTTTCGGCGGGAACAGATAACGCACAGGCCGATAATGATCTGAAGTACCGTTATGTCAAGATGAAAGGAGAGGCTACCCCCGAACAACTCGTGGAACTTGAGAGCCTCTTTGGACCGAACCGGAATAACGAACGGATAGAACAGATGCGTGAAGACGTGGAAGCCTACGAGGAAGCGGTACGGAGACAGGCCACCCTGACCGAGCAGGCACGGCTGAAAGAACAGGCCGCGAGAGAACTGAACAGCAAGGCGAAGTCCATCAAGGACAAGTCAATTACGGACAAACCTAAAAATTAAGCCTATGGCCAGTGTGAAAGTGAAATTCAGACCTTCCACCATAGAGGGAAAGGAAGGAACCATCTATTATCAGATTATCCAGAACCGTGTAATCCGTCAGCTAAAGACGGATTACCGGATATTTACGGATGAATGGAACGAAGCCGGAAGCTGTATCTTTGTCGGTCGTTCGGAGCGAAGCAATCTGCTCCTTTCCTTGCAGGAACGCATGGAATGGGACCTGAAACGGCTGGACATGATTATCCACCAACTGGATAACCGAAAAAGTACATATACAGCGAATGATATTATAGTTGCCTTTCAAAACAGGGTGGATGAACAGTCATTTTTTAATTTTATGCAGGGCATCATCAAACAATTAGAATTATTGAACAAAATACGGACATCAGAAACTTATACAGCGGCATTGAACAGTTTCATGAAGTTTCGCTATGGACAAGATATCCTTCTTTGTGAAATTGATAGCGATATGATGATGCTATATGAGGCATGGCTGAAAAGCAAAGAAATCTGTCCCAACACAGTTTCATTTTATATGCGTATTTTGCGTGCCGTGTATAACCGTGCCGTGGAAAAAGAACTGATTGAACAGAAGTACCCGTTTAGACATGTTTATACAGGCATTGACAAGACAGTGAAACGTGCTGTTCCTCTAAAAGTCATCAAATATATCAAGGAACTTGATCTGACATTGAAGCCGCATCTTGATTATGCAAGGGATATGTTCCTTTTTTCGTTCTACACCCGTGGAATGTCATTTGTTGATATGGCATATCTGAGAAAATCGGATTTGAAAAATGGTATTCTGACATACAGGAGAAAAAAAACTAGCCGGCAACTCACCGTTAAATGGGAAAAGTGTATGGGAGAGATTGTAAATAAGTATGAAAGTTATTCTGACATGCAATATCTGTTGCCAATAATCACCCGATGTACCGATGAACGGATACAGTACAGAAATGCCATCTCTCGTGTAAACATTGCATTGAAAGAGATAGCCCGTTTAGTCGGTTTGGCTCATCCGTTGAGCATGTACTGTGCAAGACATGCCTGGGCAAGTATCGCTAAAAGCAAAAATATCCCTCTTGCAGTCATTAGTGAAGGTATGGGGCACGATTCAGAAGAAACGACACGCATCTATCTTGCTTCGCTTGACACGAATGTGGTGGATAAGGCGAACGGACTTATTCTGAAAGACTTATAACAGGACAGGCATGAAAATTGTTTAGTAAAAAGCCGAATCTCTTGATAAGAGTTATAGTTATGATGCAAAGGTACACAAAATACTGAAGAATAAGCATAAACAACTTGTTGATAATGCCATAAATTGTATTAAAACTATCCGCCTGTTGAGCCAATCAAATTCTCATAGGTACAGAACATACTGATTTTCAAATGTGATTTTACTTGCATTTATCTCTTATCAAGAGATGAATTTCAAGGAGATACTGCATAAATTCCGTACCGAATCATTCACGGAAAAGGAGAAAGGTACAAAGTTCGAGCGACTGATGCGCTCATGGTTGCTGACAGACCCACGTTACAACGAGTTGGAAAAAGTCTGGCTATGGGAGGAGTTTCCGGGACGTAAGGATTTCGGAGGTACAGACACAGGTATAGACCTTGTGGCAAAGACAGAAATGGGCGACTATTGGGCCATCCAGTGCAAGTGTTATGCCGAGGATGCCACAATAGACAAGCCTGCCGTGGATTCGTTCCTTGCCACCTCCAGCCGCACATTTACAAATGAGGTTACATTTCAAACAACCCGTTTCTCCAATCGCGTATGGATTTCTACTACCAGTCATTGGGGGAGCAATGCCGAGGAAGCCATCCGTAATCAGGAACCGCCAGTGACACGTGTCGGCATGGCCGACCTGAATTCATCCCCAGTGGATTGGCAAAAGCTGTTGGATGGTCTTACGGGAAACTCAGCACTCATAGAAGGCAAAAAACCGCGCAAACATCAACTCGATGCCATATCCAAGGCATACATGCATTATATTACAGAGGGAAACGACCGTGGTAAGCTCATCATGGCCTGCGGTACAGGAAAAACCTATACTTCGTTGCTTATCGCCGAACAGTTGTTGAACGGCAAGGGGCTGGTGTTGTTTATGGTTCCGTCCATCGCTCTGCTGGGTCAGTCACTCAACGCATGGTCAGCTGATGCGGGAAAAACCATAAAGGCGGTCTGTATCTGTTCGGATTCCAAGGCTTCGCGTAAGATACAGAAAAACAAATATGATGATGCAGATGACAGTGTGGTAGACCTTGCCGTACCTGCATCTACCAATCCGAAGTCCATCGCCTCGCAACTGAAGAAGTACCGCAGCCATGATGGACTGGTGGTAGTGTTTTCCACATACCAGTCCATTGATGCCGTGTCAGAGGCACAACAGGAAATACTTTCCGAAACAAACGGCGAATATGGTGTGTTCGACTTCATTATCTGCGACGAGGCACACCGCACTACGGGTGTAAAACTGTCTGATAAGGACGAGAGCAATTTCACTAAAATACACTCCGATGACAATGTGAAAGGTCGAAAACGGTTGTACATGACCGCTACGCCGCGCCTGTACGGTGAATCGGCCAAAGTAAAGGCTTCTGAAAAGGACTGTATCCTCTGCTCAATGGACGACAAGGCACTTTATGGAGAAGAGTTCTATCGTGTGAATTTCTCCTATGCCGTACAGAACGGGCTGCTGACCGATTACAAGGTGCTTGTCCTTACTGTCGGTGAAAACGATGTGCCTGATAATATAAAGCGGGACATCACCGATACGACCACCGAACTGAATTTTGATGATACGTCCAAACTTATCGGTGTGATCAACGGCCTCTCAAAGATGATACAGGGTGATGATCATCGCACATGGGATGCCGATCCACACATGATGCGCCGTGCTGTGGCGTTCTGTTCGTCCATTGACAAGAGCGCAAGCAGGACGGGCATCGCATCCAAATATGTTGCTTCCGTACTGCCGCAAATATCGGAAAAGTACGACAAAAATCTGGATGCGGAAAGCCTATCGCATACCGTTTCGATAACCGCAAAACACATAGACGGCTCTATGAACTCACAGGAACGAAATGGAATTCTGCAATGGCTGTCTGATGAGCCGGACAATGACCGAGAGTGTCGGGTGGTGACCAATGTGCGTTGCTTGTCCGAAGGTGTAGACGTACCGTCGCTTGATGCTGTACTGTTCCTTTCTGCCCGTAATTCACAGGTGGATGTGGTACAGTCTGTTGGCCGTGTGATGCGTACTTTCCACAAGGGACAGCTCGATGAGAAGAAATACGGATATATCATCATCCCTATTGTCGTGCCTTCTGGTGTTTCAGCAGAAGAAGCACTTGATAATAGCAAGACCTTTGATGTAGTTTGGGAAATCCTGAACGCGCTACGCTCTCACGACGACCGTTTCAATGCGATGGTGAATAAGATTGCGCTCAACAAGCAGAAACCAAACAAACAGTCCTACACTCCGTCAGTCACTATCGGCAGGCCGGGATTAGGCTTTCAAGAGGGAGAGAGTGAGGCACGGGAGCTGGAGAATGCAGAAATCGCACGCCAGTTGGAACTCAGATTCGGCGAGTTGCAGGACGGCATGTATGCCAAGCTCGTGGAAAAGTGCGGCGACCGCCTATATTGGGAGAACTGGGCTAAGGAAATCGGACTCATCGCGCACAAGTTCATCGAGCGCATATCCAAACTTATCCAGTCCGGCATACACAAAAAGGCGTTCAACGAATACCTCAAGGGGCTACAGCGCGACCTTAACCCGTCAGTAGATGCGGCACAGGCCATCGAGATGCTGGCACAGCATATCATCACCCGTCCGGTGTTCGACGCTTTGTTTGCCGATTACCAGTTCGTGAACAACAACGCCGTAAGCCGTTCCATGCAGCGCATGATAGACCTCTTACAAGAACAGGCTTTCGAGAAAGATACCGAGATACTGGATAAATTCTACGAATCGGTACGCATGAATGTTGGTGGCATTGATAATTTGGAGGGAAAACAGACCATCATCAAGAACCTATATGAGAAATTCTTTAAGGGCGCATTCCCGCTTACAGTGGAAAAACTGGGCATTGTTTATACGCCCGTAGAGTGCGTGGACTTCATCATCCGTTCTGTGGATGACATTCTTAAGGCGGAGTTCAACACTTCGCTGACCGCACAGAATGTACATATACTTGACCCGTTTGTGGGCACAGGTACGTTCATTACGCGATTGTTGCAGTCCGGTCTTATCCGCCCCGAGGATATGGAGCGCAAGTATCTTAATGAAATCCATTGCAATGAAATCGTGTTGCTGGCCTATTATATAGCTGATGTGAACATAGAATCGGTGTTCCATGAGATAACCCGTCGTAAAACTTACCTGCCATATAGCGGAATCTGTCTGACTGACACCTTCCAATTGGCAGAGAAAAAGCACAACGAGCTTTTCACGGAGTTCTTCCAGGACAATTCCAAACGGGTTAAGAAGCAGATGGCCACGCATGTAAGGGTGATTGTGGGGAATCCGCCATATTCCGCCAAACAAGGTTCGGCTAATGATAATGCACAGAATCTTTCCTATCCAAATTTGGATATGCGAATAGCAAATACATATGTAAATGAATCAAGTACGACTTTGAAGAATTCCCTTTATGATACTTATATTAAGGCATTTCGTTGGGCATCTGACCGAATACCTGAAAACGATGGCGGAATAGTAGCTTTTATAAGTAATGGATCATGGCTTGATGGTAATGCACAAGATGGTATGCGTCGATGCTTTGAAGAAGAATTTACCTCCATCTATGTACTGAATCTGCGCGGTAACCAGCGTACTTCGGGCGAATTGTCGCGCAAAGAGGGTGGCAAAATCTTTGGTAGCGGTTCACGCACTCCCATTGCCATTACTTTCCTTGTCAAGAATCCGGCAAAGAAAGAGCTAAAGACGGGCATCCATTATCACGATATTGGCGATTACCTTACTCGTGAACAGAAGCTCAAAATGGTCAAAGATTTCCGTTCCATTTCTTCACAGAAATTGGACTGGCAAATAATCACTCCTAACGAAAAAGCAGATTGGATAAATCAACGTGATGGAATATTCGATAATTTAATTCCATTATTTGATAATACGATTGGGCAAGGTTTTTTTAATTATATACCTATTGGTGTGTTATCCTCCCGTGATTCATGGGTATGCAATTTCGATAAAAATACTCTGCTGAGCAATATTAATCGTATGATAAACAATTATAATACATCTATTAGTCATCGGAAAGCAGAGGATTTTAATTATAATCCAACGCAAATTGGGTGGTCTGCTAATCTAAAAAAAGTAGCATTAACAGGACACTTACTAAATTTTATCCCTGAAAGTGTAACAATTTACACCTATAGACTTTTTCAAAAATCATATTTGTACTATGAACGTTCATTAATAGAACGTCCAGGGCAATGGCAGCATATTTTCCCACCTAACTGCTACAACCAAGTTATTGGTATGAAGGGAACAGGTGGGAATAAGGATTTTTCCTTATTTTTATATAATACGATTATTGATTACAATAATTTTGAAGCTGGAACAAAATGTTTTCCTTTATATTGGTATGAAGAAAACAAAAATCGAGAAGGAACTCTTTTCGATGATGCAGAAACCAATCGTTATATCCGTCGCGACGGCATCACAGACTGGATATTGAAAGAAGTCCGCAGTCGCTTTGGCGGCTCACGAGCCATTACTAAAGAACATATTTTCTACTATGTGTATGGATTGCTTCATTCCAAGCAATACCGAGAGCGTTTCGCCGATGATCTGAAGAAGTCATTGCCACGCATTCCCATAGTGGATAACGTACAGGACTTTATGGCTTTTTATAAAGCCGGAAAGGAACTGGCCGACTTACATTTGAACTATGAGCAAGGCATCAATATTCCTGCTACAGAACAAGGCGCAGTCGCTTATTCGGAAATGTCGGCGCAGGCACAACGTACACTCGGTGTAATTGTTACGGGAGACATTGACATTTGGCAGGACGAGTGGACCGAAGAAACATACCAATACTTTGCCGTGGAAAAGATGCGCTTTGCCAAAGTGCGTGACGAAAACGGAAAGCTCATCGCCGACAAAACACACATCATCTACAATAGCCACATTACCATTGAGAACATTCCGCTCAAAGCCTATGAGTACATCGTCAATGGTAAGTCAGCCATTGAATGGATAATGGAACGCTATGCCGTAACCATTGATAAAGCATCCCAAATCAAGAACAACCCCAACGATTGGTCAAAGGAACGCGAGCAACCCCGCTACATCCTCGACCTACTGCTTTCAGTCATTATCCTCTCTTGCAAAACGGTAGATGTCACATCCACATTTCCATTTTGCAAATGGTAATTTCAATAAACAAAACGAACTGTGGTAATATACAATTTTGCCACAGTTCGTTTTGTTTTAAGAATTTAAGTATTTTGTATCAAATTGTACGATGCGCTCTAATGTAATTTCTCATACATTCTATGGAATCTTTTAATTCTTGTTCGCTATAACTATTATTGCGATTTTCTGGATGATGAATGATATGCCGAATTTTTTCCGTTTTAGAAATTTGTAAATTTGATGTTGTTCCGTTCTTATTCAATTTTGTATAATTGACTTTTACCTGATGCCCATCATAATCATTTTTCCAACCTTCAGCTTCTATATAACCATATAACGCATTGTGATAATCTGTTGATGATACATCAAAAGCTTGAAAATTAATCTCAGCCGCTAAAGTATATGGTAATACTGCTGGGGCATCAATACTTCCTGCTGAGATGTTTCCCATGCTATCTTTTAGAATTATAACTTTTGTATCATTCAAGTCTTGCAGGGCTTCACTAATAACACCCTCAGAATGGCTTGCAAAAAATAATTGAGCTATTTGTACCTCATTATTATCTGTAAAGAGATTTTTATAATATCTTAAAATGTTTTTCTGCCATTTAGGGTGCATACTTAATTCGGGCTCATCAACCATGATTATAGCACCATTAAGCTGATTTATGTTTCTTAAAAGATAAGCCCCCCTAAATACAATTTGTTTTTCTCCTGTACTTAGATCATCTATCGATATTTCTACTCCGTTTTTCTCAAATAATATAACCTTTTCACCATCAATATTCCCGACTTTTTTGTACTTTACCTTATCAAAGAAATTATTAAATGCTTTTTTAAATCTAAAAATTTTCGAATTGTGTTCAAATTCAGAAGTAGTCATTGCTGCTTCCCCACGGCTTTCCCTTTGTGTATTTATATCATAATACTCTTCGTTATCTTGATTTTGAATATCAACAATAAGCTGCTTTAATGATGTAAAATTGTCTTCTTTATCAGAATCGTATTTATTCTTGTCTAATTCATTTGTTTTTACAGACTCTATTTTGCTAGTTTTATAGTCCGCTCTAGGCCTCGAAAACACACATCCATACGACCTTGGATCTTTTTCATCAGATTGAATGGTGCTTGGGTTATTAACTTTATCTGAACGTATATTTTCAGCTGTATCATTCTTCACATCAAATCGTGTAAAGAACGTGTCATTTGATTCTGGAATCATTGGAGGTTTGAGAATATACAATTCGTTATTTACCTCATATTCTATCATGTCAAATGGCTTAAAACTACCAATGCACAGGAAGGTATTTAGTGTTTCCAAGATGGTCGTTTTTCCACTCCCATTTTCGCCTGCAAAAACAATAGTTGAAAAAGGATGATTAGTTACTGGATTTACAAAATCCAATTCAAGATTTCCTAATATAGGATGATTTGTCCATTTAACTTTTCTTATCTTCATAAACTTCTAATATTAATTTGTTAGTACAAAATTACAGTTTTATTACTTGTTAGCTAAGTAGTTATCAAAAAAATCACTAATATTGCATAGGTATTTGTAAATGTAATACAATAATGACAAATAGAACAGCTACCTCAGTATTGTTTGGATTTGATTTTCAAGCGAACGCAGCAATAGTGTTAATGCTTGAGAATATTAAAGATATGTCCAGTATCCGTTTAGAAGGATCTGAAGATATAGAAATCAATCTAAACAATGGCAGCAGTATTTTGGCTCAAGCAAAGTCTGTTGTAAATAGTAGTACTGACTTCTCAAATGTACTATCCAATCTTAAAAAGTCTATAATATCTTTATCAGAAGCAGAGCATAAATTGGGAGTAGTGAAAGAACTTATATATATAACTAACACTCCAAACCCATTCAATGAGAAACAATTGAACCCTATATTTTATGGTGCTTCACAAAGGGATTATAGCTCATTGCCAAGACCTTTAAAAGATAAAATTAATAAGATAATCTCTAAGATTGAAAAGCCTCTTGATACGAGTAAATTCAAAATACAGATTTTACCTTTTGAGACAGATAATGACAATGAAAGATATAAATGTGTTATGAATGCTATTGGTGATTTCATTCCCAAATTAGGAAATATATCTATAGCTAAAGACAACTTACACGGAATTTGGGTAAAAGATCTTTTTAGAAGTGGAACGAAAAGGATGTCTGATATAAAACTAACTAAAAAAGATATTATATGGCCTTTAATAGTTCTTGTAACTCAAAATGAAAATTATGATGAAGATGAATTTGATGATTCTGAGATATATGAACTATCGAGAAGTTACGAAGCAATTATAAATACCTGCTCGGAAAAATACGAATTTGTAACTAAGGTGCTATGTGCATACAATGTTTTTTATAAAGAAGCAAAACAAAGTGAAAGGAAACGAAAATTTATAGAAATGGAGAGTAGTAAGTTCGCATATCTTTTTGAAGGGGAAAGTGTATCTTTATCTAATACTCTACAAGAAAAACTCCTACAAATTATTGTTCGCAATATTTTGAACAAACGTATTCAAATAGACAATATTAAGAATGCTGTGAATCTATGATTTTCAATTCAATCTATATCGAAGAGGCTGGTAATAAACGTTTGATTGTTTTCTCTGATAGAAACAATCTCATACATAGCCTTGCAAATAGTAAGGGTAAAACGACTTTACTAAGACTTATGTTATATTCAATCGGATATAGCATACCTAATACTAAGCATATTAAATTCGAGAACTGCAAAGTCGAAAGTCAAATAACTTTGGATAGTGGAGAGGTTTTAGTATTATGTAGAGAATCGAGGGATTACATTGAATTGAAACAGAATGATTCTGTAGTAACATATGTTTTGCCAAGTGATGAAGCGGCCCTTCATAAAATTATTTTTAAAGCCAATTATCCAGAACTAATAAATAATCTTTTAGGAATATTCTATTTTGACCAGGAAAAGGGATGGACTTTGCTTAATCGAGGAGTTGTCATTGGAAGTATTCGCTTTAATATTGAGGAACTAATTAGAGGCATTGCAGAGATTGATTGTTCTGAATTATATAGACAAAAGGAGACAAAGAGACAAGATCTTTTGAAATACAAACAGATGTTTAGTGTTTCTAAGTATCAAGAAACTATTGATTCCGAATCCAATAATCTTGCAGGAGAATCATACAATTCTTTGATTGATAGCAAAATCAATCAATGTAAGATGCGGCATAATCTATTGAAAAAAGAACTATCTCGGATAGACAAAGTCCTTAAAGAAAATAAGCATTTTAGAAACTTTATTGGAGAGATTGGTTTATTGGTAAAAACTCCAAATGGAGATACTATAGCTGTAACAGAAAATAATATTGTGGGTCTTAATGATGCCATAGATTTTCTTGTAGCAAAGCGTAAACTTATAGCGACACAATACAACCAGATTCAAGCAGAAATCTGTAAATATGAGAAAGAACGTAGATTTGAAGAACAACAGTTGTCTTTTTTTGATAATGTTGAAACAATAGCCGACATATTTGATAAAAGAATCTCAACAATTCCTATTAATGAAGTAGCTGTAAAAAAAGGAATAGCAAAGTTAGAAAAGGAGATTGCTGAAATTAATTCAAAAATAAAGGACTTAACACGTGCTGCAAATAGTGTTATAACACCAATATTTAATAATACAAGGAAGTATCTTACAGAGTTAGGATTAGATGGAGAATCTATCTCAGAAAAATATTTGTTTACATCAAATTTGAAAGAATTATCTGGAGCAATTTTGCATAAAACAGTTTTTGCTTTTAGATTAGCATGTTTATTGGAAGTTGAAAAACATTTAAATATAAAAATGCCAATAATTCTTGATTCTCCTAGTGGAAAAGAAATTGATCATCAAAATATCGAAGCAATGATAAAAATTTTGAAACGAGATTTCTCTGAAAATCAAATAATTATTGCCTCTATTTACGAATATGATTTAATAAATATAAATAAAATCAATATTGTAAATAGACTAATTGAATAATTGCTTAAATTATAAATCAAGTAATTGAATATTAGATCAATTTGATATATTGCATTTCGATAATGTCTTGGTGAATTGTAGAGTATTTTATAGAATAATTAAATTGGGAAAACATGAAAGGATTACCATTACAAGTAAAGTCTTGTCTTGATAAAGCATTAGATTCCGCATTATTAGCAGTAGAGACGTATAATAAACCTGCTGTTAAATTTAAATCGGGCGGATACATTGTTTTAATGTGTATAGCATGGACTTCTTTATTACATGGAATCTTTTTAAGAAAAAAGATTAAGCCAATATATAAAGAAAAAAATGGCCGATACAAAAAGGTAAATGGAGAGATTCAGTATTGGGAACTAAAAACGTGTGTCGCAAAATATTTTGTTGACAGCAACAATCCTATTCGCAAGAATTTAGAGTTTTTTATACCGTTAAGAAACAAAATTGAACACAAATTTTTACCTGAATTAGATTCTAATATTTTTGCAGAATGCGAATCCTTATTATTGAATTTTGATAAAATCGTGGAAGCTGAATTTGGACATAAATATTGTTTGCGCGAATCGTTATCTTTTGCTTTGCAGTTATTTCCATCTTCAGAGACATTAAGTATGGCTACAAAAGCAAATAAAGACTATGATAGTATAGTTTCCTTTATTAATCAATATCGTTCTTCTATAACTACTGATGTATTAAATTCAGGTGAGTATGCTTTTAAGGCCTTTTTAATTCAGGTTGCAAACCATAAATCTAAAGATGCATTGCCTATTCAATTTTTTTCTTTTGATAAAATGACAGATGAAGAAAAGAAAAAAGTCGAAAGAATCGCTGCATTAATCAAAGAAAAACATATTCCCGTTGCAAATGATGACAAAATAAAACCTGGTACTGTTGTTGAAATGGTCCAGCGAGCTTTAGGAAATAAATCAATAGTTAAGGGAAAGAAAAGAGTAGATAAATTCAATATGGATACACATACAAGGTGTTGGAAAAAATATAAAATAAGACCAGAAACAGGTAGTTCACATCCAGAAAGAACAAATACTAAATATTGTGTTTATGATTCTATGAATAAAAATTATGGCTATACACAAGCGTGGGTTGATTTTTTAATTGAACAAATGAATAAGGATGAAGAATACAACTCTCTTTTTGAATGAAAGCAAAATAAAAAGTATATGGTTTTGCTGGTTTGTTTGAATATAATTATATCTTTGCGAAACTTATTAAGTAGGCGTTCCTTTTAATAATGCAGATTTAGACAAATAAGGGAACTTAACTCGTTTCTAAATCGTTACCTGTCTAAAAAAATAGAACTTGTAAGTTTCTTATTTTCAATGAATAAGAAAAGATTTAATGCCTAAAGCAGTGGTAGACAAGGTCCTGGCTCAGCCCCGCCATCAGGCGCAGGGATTTCATGTTGGCCCTGAGCGTATGGTAGTCCTGCGGCGGGAAGAGGGTGATGCGGGTATCGTCACGATACTTCCCGATCAACGCGAGTGCTTCCGGCAGCAACTTGACGCGTCCGAGGTAGTCGGTCTTCTTCCGCCGGTATTTCAGCCAGAGGCTGCCCTCGTCATCCTGGAAGAGGTTCTCCCGGGTGATGCTTACCGCATCGGCATAGGCGGTGCCGGTGTAACAGGCGAAGAGGAAGAGGTCCCGGGTGATGACATGTGACCTGCGTTTTTCCGGTATCTCCAGATCGCGTAGCTTCTCGAAATTCTCCCGGCTGAGTGCTTTCGGTGTTGTCTCCTTTTGCTTGGGCAGCTTGAAGTGGCAGAAATGGTATTTCTCCGAGTGCCCCTCCTTGTAGGCGATGCGGCAGATCTTTTTCAGGATGGACAGGTAATGGCGCACCGTCTCCATTGCCAGTTTCTTCTTTTCCAGGCAGAAATCCTGATAGTCATGGATGAACTGCTCGTTGAGCTGTCCGAAGGCGAGGTCCGAGACCTTGAATTCCGTTTTGATGAATTCGGCAAGGGTGCGCCGGGTGTACACGTAGGTCGACATTGTCGTCGGTGCACGGTCCACGCCGACACGGGCCTTCATCTCCTCATTGTGCCGGTCGAGAAGTTTGAGCAGGGTCATCTGCATGCCCGCGTTACCCTGGAACATGTCCCTGACCGCGGCGGCATCGAAATCCTTTTTCCTTTCCATGAGGGAATTGAAGGCCGAGTGTACGGCAAGCAGCAGCCTCTCTATTTTTTCATTGGTCTCCACCGCTTCCCGGCTCTTGCCATTCAATCGGCTCTCACGCGCGTTCCATAGCCCGGGGGTACAGGAGAGCTTGCAGCTGAACTGCGCCATCGTGCGGTTGAGGGTGATCCGTCCCATGATCGGGGCTTTGCCGGTCTTGTCCGGCTCGCTCTTTTTCAGGTAGAGCAGCACCTTGAATTTTTCCACTTTCATAACGCTCTTTTTTAGGTTGTAAAAATACTCCTTTGAAAAGCGTCCTTTGGCATGCAAAACATTGATAAACAGTGAATACAAATCCGCTTTGTTCCTATCGGTAAAAATTCGGTTACCTGCCGTTGTTTTCGAAACAGGCGGCTAACAGTCTGGTAACTGAAACGTCGCAATATTTTGTTTTCTTTTGCAGGTCTGTCTGTTCTGCAAATCTTGCAAAATGCTTAATTATAAACGTTTTACGTTTAATTATCGTCATTCTGTTTTTTATTGCATTTCTAAATATTACTTGTACTTTCCGCCACACTTTTGCCACATTGTTGCTGGAAGAGGATGTGGATATCAAATACATCCAGAATTTGTTGGGGCATAGCAGTATAACCACCACGCAGATATATACCCATGTCAACATGAATAAACAAAAGAAAATTTTATCCTCCAAGCATCCACGTAAGAAGATGGAAATGGAGGAGTGATATCTATTGCCATGTCCATGCCTTGATTAATAAAACGGGGTGTCATCTGATGACTTTTGATGCCATCTGATGCCATTGCTTTTCATGTTTCAGATATAAAGCGGTTCTTTGCCCAAATCCATATAAATGAGACGTTATGAACATACAAGAAGCAAAGAATATCAGGCTTGTTGATTTTTTAGCCGGATTCGGACATGAACCGGTAATACAGCGTGGAAACAGTGTATGGTACAAATCGCCCTTCAGGACGGAAAAGGAGGCTTCCTTTAAGGTTGACCTTCATAAGGAAGTGTGGTATGACTTCGGACTGGGAAAGGGTGGTGACATTATAACGTTAGCCAAGGAGATTTATCGGACGCAGGACATAAGCCATGTGTTACGATGTATTGAGGATAAAAGAGCGGCTTTGAAACCGGTTATTCTTTCCTGTCCATTTGAAAAGGCATATCCCACCTTTCAGGACTTGAAAATCACTCCTCTTGCCAACCGGATACTGCTTGCCTATCTGAAGGAACGGTGCATTGATTTGGAAACTGCCCGAAAAGTATGCAGGGAAGCCTATTTTAAACGGAACGGGAAGAATTATTTTGCCATCGCTTTCCCTAATATTTCTGGAGGGTACGAGATACGGAACAGGTATTTCAAGGCTTGTATCGCTCCCAAGGACATCACCTGTATCATTAGCACGCCGGAGAGCAGGATTTGCTATATTTTTGAGGGGTTTATAGATTTTCTGTCTTTCAGGCCGGCTTTTCCATCTTTGGAAGAGGGGGATTATATAGTGTTGAATTCTGTCAGTAACTTACAGAAGGCTTTTTCTTTCCTTTCACGATATGACGGCATCTGTTGCTGTCTGGACAATGATACCGCCGGAAAAAATGCGGTGCAGGCATTAAAGGACAAATACGGAATTCGTATATGCGATCTCTCGCATGAATATTCCGGATATAAGGACCTGAATGAATATCTGCGCGGGAAAAACAATCAGCTCCATATATAATAATTGAAAAGACTGTTTAATGATATATCCTTATTTCCATCCTGCCGCGTGTGGCAGGATGCAGGGTGATTTTTAATGTGGCGATACTGTGTTAATAGTAGAATGTGGTCAGATGTGTTTTATGGTCTTTTACAATCTTTACTTTCTGCATCTGTCCGTATATTTCACGCACGGATACCGGACAGTTCATCTTTTCCCACTCTTCCGGGGAAATCCTCATGTCGGAATGCCTGAAACATAGTATGACCATCTCCTGGGAATCCTCTTCTGCGAATATGAAACCTTCATGGTCATTGACAAACTGCTTGAGTCCATCCTCATCCTTACAGGATATTTCTCCGGTGTACATATCCCCGCCCGACCGGGTGTTTTTGCGGATATGGATTTTGAACCATTCCTGACTTTTCGGCTGTTCAGGTGCGCCACATTCCCACAGGGCTACTTTCGCATCGTAGTAAACTTCCCCGTTTTCACATGCCCCGTAATGTCCCCAGTGCTTGAAACGGCCGGTAGTCCAAGTCTTGAACCTTACATCACCGGTTTTTACCAGCACGCACTCGCCGCCATGCATATCGCATTTGATGCCCTTCTTATCCCGGGACACGAATGGGACACGGGAGAAATTCCGGAGCACAATGTTATCTCCATACACGGCATCTACGAAGAACGGCCGGGAACGTTCACCGTATCCAGAAATAAAGAACAGGCTGTCACCTGTACGGGGATATCGGTTGGAACGTGTTTTTTCGATGTGTTCCACCATTGTGTTCACTTTCTCTATGTCTTCCCAGACAAGCCCGTGTATCCGGTCATACCAGTAGTTCAGACGGATGAATGTTTCCTTGCAATACTTGTTTTTTGTTTGAATCATGATCTTTTTTATTTTATGGTTAAACATGCCCGGCTTTGGTAAAGCCGGTATTTCTTTTCTTACATGCATCCGTTTGTCTTTTGCCCTGATTGTGAAAGGCTTGGCGAAAAAATACCGCAGCGAAGCGAGGATGATTTTTTCAGCCAACCAGTCCGAAGGACCGCCTTGCACGATCAGGGGCAAAAGGCTAGTTTTGCAGGTAAGAAATAGAAATGCGGAACATTGCTTGATTCCAAGGTGGAAAAACTTTAACCCGCTAACCTGATATATCGATCAAAAATTCTTTGCTATCCTATGAAAAATGTAATATTCCCCTCGGATTATCGTCGAAAAAGTGTGTTATATATTGGTTTATATCCTCGAAAAAATGTATCTTTGCAAGAAACAAGTGAATAATTCTTATTTTAAAGGAATCGATGAAACGGAAGATTATACAACAGTTGAAACTTTGGAAAGATAATCCTGCGAGAAAACCTTTGATACTGTTGGGTGCTCGTCAGGTTGGTAAAACTTGGGTGATGAAACATTTTGGTCTGACTGAGTTTGAGAATGTAGCCTACATCAACTGTGATGTCGAGCCACTGGCCAAGGAGTTATTTGCAGCCGACTATAACATCCCCCGTATTTTGCTGACACTTCAGGCTATCACAGGAACGAAGATTGAAGCAGGAAAAACGTTGATTGTATTCGATGAGTTGCAGGAGGTGGAACGGGGATTGCATAGCTTGAAATATTTTCAGGAAAATGCGCCTGAATATCATGTGATGGCGGCTGGCTCCTTGTTGGGAATTACTTTGGGGAAAGGTCAGTCCTTTCCGGTGGGTAAGGTAAATGTAATGCGTCTATATCCGATGGATTTTGAAGAATTTCTGATGGCTGCCGGTGAAACTGATTTGTGCGATTTGTTGCATCAGCCCGATTGGGAAATTTTAAAGATTCTCAGTTTAAAATATATTGCTTTACTTCGCCAATACTACTATGTAGGTGGCATGCCTGAAGTGGTGGATTGTTTCTTTCAGCATCAAAACTTGCAGGAAGTACGTGACAAACAGACTGAAATCCTGGATGCTTATCGGCGGGACATCTCCAAGCATACGACACCTACTGAAAGTATACGTATCGGACAAGTGCTGCAATCCTTGCCTTCGCAGTTGGCCAAGGAGAACAAGAAATTCATCTATAATGTGTTGAAGAAAGGAGCCAGAGCTACGGAATATGAACTCGCCATTCAGTGGCTGATGGATGCAGGTCTGGTACATAAAGTCAGCCGGATAAAAGAGCTGCAGATGCCTGTCAAATTTTACGAAGATCTGGGTGCCTTCAAATTATTCCTGCTTGATTGCGGTCTTTTAGGCTGTATGACCGAGACGCCCGCCAGCCAAATGCTGGTAGGAGATAATGTATTCAAGGAGTTCAAGGGCGCTTTTACCGAACAGTTTGTCTTGCAGCAATTAGTGGCCCAAGGCTTTTCGCCCTATTATTGGAGCAGTGACAAAACACCTGCGGAGATTGACTTTGTGGTACAGACGGAGCATCGCGTGATACCGGTGGAAGTGAAAGCCGAAGAGAATGTACGTGCGCGTTCCATGTCGGAATATATTAAAAATCATCCCGATTATCAGTTGAAAGGACTGCGCATTTCCATGATGGGGTATCAAGATCAGGAATGGATGGAGAATATTCCGTTATTTGCCATTACGAAGTTCTTTGGATAAATGGCACTTTCATGGATATGAGATACACATATGAAGAACTTTGGAAGTCATGGGTGTATAAAAACAAAAAGTTCGCCAAATCCCTATTCTCGGATTTGGCGAACTCATTTTTTAGGACTCAATCGAAAGGGCACTGAAAAAGTTCTTATTTTTCAGTGCCCTCTCGAAGTGAGGATTATTTTTTCTGTCAACCGGTCCAAAGGACCGCCTTGCGCAGCCGGGGGCAAAAGGTGCCCTTTGCGGGTAAGAAATAGGAATACGACACTAGTGGCCACAGACAGGATCATCTATAATCAAAAGCCTCCATCCTGTTTCTTTCCAACAGCACGAGGATGTCCTTTTCCTTGTACAATAATTTGCCTCCCACTTTGTAATAAGGCAGTTTACCTGTTATCCTGTACTCGGCCAGTGTTCTCCGTGTCAGTTTCAGGTGTTCGGCCAGCTCGCTGTCGGTCATATAACGTTCGCCGTTCAGAACCGGCCGCATCTTTTCCGCCTGTGTGTCCAGTATTTCGGACAGGCTCTCAATATTCCGGAAAAAGCGTATGATTTCCGGGCTTTCCTTGGTCAGCATGGATTGGATCATATCATTCGATTTAGAGGTGTCACACGATGAATTTCCGCCTCCATAAAGCGGATGATATCCTGCCGTTTGTAATATACTTTACGGTCTATGTAACTGTAGGGGATGGACCCGCTTCTCCGGAGTTGTAACATTTTTCTTGGCGAGACATCCATAAGCGTACATGCCTCCTGGTTGTCGATCCACTCATCCATGCCCCGCGTGCTTCCTCCGCATGTCTCATGTACTCTTCTGGCGATGGCTTCCAGGGCCTCGTTCATTTCCATGAATGTCTTGGCCTCGATACACACAAATTCCATAAGTCTTTCCTTTTTTCGATTTGATACGAAAGTATGGAGAGGGAGACTCATATCCAAAAAGGTGTCCGCAAATGTCATCAGATGTCATCAGATGTCATCAGATGTCATCTGATGTCAGATATACATTGGTTTATGATATTTTTAGCCTGTTCCCCGGAAAGATAAGGCATGGCGGTAGCGGATGGCCGGTAATATGTAAAGTTTACAATCCGTATTTTACAGTTTTACACTTTACCTGTTTACACCTGTTACATTCGAAAAGGAAGAAAAATACAATTTATATCTAATTATCAATGTGTTATAATGCTGCTTAAAAGACATAAAGGAGGTATGGCATACATTTTTCATAATAAAATGGTATATACTCTTACAGTGCGCACCGGGGGTATTTCAGTAGTAACCTTTAAAAAATACAGGAGATACATGCCATGATGTATATAGATAATGAAGTGCTCGAGAAAATGATAATGACCATAGTGGAAGGATTTGACCGCATAGAGAAGAAACTGGATAGGATGGGCCGTGTGAAGGAGTTCTTGAACGGTGACGAGCTTCTGGACAACTATGACATAGCCAGGCTGCTCAACGTGTCGCTTCGGACCGTGGCCCGCTACCGGGAAAAAGGACTGATCCGTTATTACCAGACGGATGAGAACGGCAAGAATTTCTACAGGAGTTCGGATATACAGGATTTTTTGCAGAAACGGGGAAAGAAAAACTGAACGGGGCAATGTGGATATGCGGAAGTTATGCTAACTTTGTCTTATAAACGGTTGTTATGAAGACAAATACCAATTCAAAATATCTCATTGCGGTTCTGATTGACGGTGACAACGTGTCCTTTGAGAGGATGGAGGATATCATGGGCTTTGTTTCCCGTTATGGGGATGCCGTTATCAGACGGATATACGGTGACTGGACGAGGAAAGCTCTTTCCGGATGGAAGGAGACCGCCCGGGAATATGGGTTCAGGTTGGTGCAGGCCTCCTCCTATGCTTCAGGAAAGAACACTACGGATATCGCGTTGGTCATAGACGCCATGGACATTCTCCGTGACGGCCGGGTGGACTGTTTCTGTCTGGTCGCCAGTGACGGTGACTACAACCCGTTGGCGCAACGGATACGGGAGGCGGGATTGAAGGTACTGGGATATGGGGAGGGCAAGACTCCCGTATCGCTGATACGTTCCTGTTCCGTATTCCTGTATGCCGACCGTAAGGAAAACAAGACCTTGGAGAACACTCCGGATTTTTTTATCCGAAGGGATATGGAGTTTTTTGACAAGGCTTTCCAGCAGGCGGCTGACGGCAAGGAGGAGGTCTCCCTTTCCCTGATAGGCGGCTCGTTGAAGAAAATGATGCCCAAATTCAAGGTCAAGAGATACGGATGCAAGACATTGGGCAAGCTCTATGAAAGGTTGGAACGGTACGAGCTGGTCATGACGGAAAAGGGAGTGGCGAGTGCCGTACGGATGAAAGGTCGGGCCGTACGGCAGGAATGACCGGGAATAAATCCACGTCCGTTTATACCGGAATGGGATTTACCCGTAGCGTGTCAAGGTTGAGATAGGCCCCCCGGTAGAATGTCCTCCCTTCTCTGAACATGCGCCAGAGGATGTCGCAACCGATTTGTGCCAGCATGGAGTTGATGAACAGATCCTGCTTGCGCAACGCCTCCGTGAGTGAGCAACTCGGGCCTGAGTCCTCCTCCCGGATGGTGGAGTAGCTGACCTCCTCGGTGATGACATTCATCCTGGGCATGGGAAGGTATTCGCTGGATGCGGGCTGGCTTATTTTGCTCCGGATATTGCCTACCAGGACTTGCCCGGTGGTTTGGGCGTTCCCGAAATCCATCCAGTATATCGGCGCTTTCTCATCGTTATTTTTATATTCCCTGTATTTCTTCAGGAACCGCCACAGATCGAGCCGGGAACGGGTGTTGTCCGTACAGGTGATGATGATGTTCGCCAGCGGGACGCTTTTATCCCCTTCTTTGGTTATGATCGGATAGCGGCATTCCCTGGCCTCCCACGCGTAACCGAAAAAACGGTTGATGCGGGTGACAAGCGCCGTCGCCTTGTTCAACCCCAGTTCCGTCTCGCTGAACAGCTGGCGGCCGATGTTTGCTTCCGTGACAGTGTCGGGGTCGAAAGCCGTCAGGTGCAGCCCCGGATGTCCCAGAGCCTGTAATGCCACGCTCATGCGTGCCAGGTTGGTTATTACCTGCGAGCCGGTTCCACCCGCCCCGGCTACCAGGACGGTTACGGAGTGATAGGGACTGAGCAGGTACTTGTCTGTGAAATGGATCTTTCTCATGGCAGGATGTCTTTCAATCGTTTGTTGATCGGTTGGAGTTCGTCGTTGTCGAACGGCTGTTCACGCATCCGCTCAGTAACTAGGACCAGATTGTTTCTTGTCGGGTTCTTCCCTCCTCCAAGATGGGAAAATTCACTGAGCCAGAAACGTTTCTCCCAATATTCCAACAGGGTGTGAAAATCCAGGCTCTCCGGTTTCTCCAGTGTGGAGTTTCCCAGGCATACGTTTCCACCGGTCACGTTGAAAAAAGGGGCCAGATAGAGCGGTGTCCTCCCGTCCGGTTTTTTCCCCTTGTAGGCGAAGATGTCCATCCTTTCATTTTTAATGATATAAATGACTCCCGGCACGTGGAACATTCCATCCCCGATGTTCAGGTCGTTCTTGAAAAACATCCGCCGTTTTCCCGGCGGATTATACCACACATAGCTTTCATGCCCCCTGCGGGTATCGCACCACAGCATGTTGGGTGGCAGCCACCCGTGCGGGATACGCCGGTTCCCGTCCGAATAGGATTCCACCAGGGAGTCCATGAATTCATATGTAACCGGAATGCCGGCTTCCATTCTTCCCTTTTTGTTGATAGGGCGTAGTTCCAGGTAGTGACTTCCGCTTGCGTAGTGACCTTCCTGGTACTCATAGGCGATCAGCGCCGCTTTGGGCACCATTATCTCTTGCAGTTGCTTGGTAAGTTCGTTCATATCCTGTATTTTTTTTGTTTTCGTTTCTTTAGTTATTGGGAAACGGGCACTTTAAAATGCCAGTTTATGCATTGCGTGAATCGTTCCATCCATCCGGACAGTCTCTCCGGATAGTCGTCCATCCGGAACAGTCTGTCCGTCTCAGGTGTCAGGTACATGCTTGTGACCGGGATGATGGCATACGTCTCCCGGTAGTCCGAGTTGAAATAGCATTCCATGTTCTCCGTAAGGGTGTCATTGTTGGAATATGCCAGCATGATCTGACAGTCCAGGTCGATCGGGGGGAAATCCGGTGATCTTTCATACGCCCAGTCGTAACCGTATTGCATGATGCACGGATTTCCTGGGGTAATCAGTCCCATCCCTTCCCGTATCAGTTCCAAAAGCTCCCGTTCCTCCTTCACTGCCGCCCGGTATTTCCGGACCTTTTCTTCCAGATCGGTACAGAACGGTTTCCCTTCCATTCGTTTAAGTGTTTTTGCGATTTTCCCGGATTGGTAGGATTCCGCCAGGCGTTTGTATTTACGGATTGTCTGAGGGGAAGCCTCGGGATCGCGGTTCTTCCAGTCATCCAGTTCCTCCACCGCCAGCTCATAATACCATGTTTCCGTGACGGCGTTCAACCCGTGGTAACGTACGAACTGCCGTATGAATTCCCGGACGATACGCCGTAACGGTACAGGAAGGTTCTCCGTGAAATCGACGGGTAGCCAGAACAGGGTATGGTCCGGCCAGTCATGGAACCTGTACAGGCAGAAATGGAGCCTCCCGGCCCTTTCCTCCAGATTGACATGTTCCGGCAAGGTCTCGTCCAGGGCCTTGTATAAGGCGGTGATGTTGATGCGGGGACCGCTCCCTTTCCTCGCGCGGAAAGGGAGCCTGACATTCATGAGATCGGCATATCGCAGGGCGGACCGGTATAGATAGTCAAAGTTTTCGGACGTGGTCAGGTTGACGCATGCCCCTCCCGTTTCGTCCTCCACCAGATAGTCCGCCGCGATGGGGAGGAATCTGCCTGTCAAAAAAGCGTTACGCTCCCCGGTGGCGGCAGTCTTCTTTTTTCCCGGCCCATCGTACCCCGTCCGATGTACGAGAGGTCGGCGGCCCTGATGATCAATACGGCCAGTCCCGCCATTTGTGATTCTGATAGCGTTTTGCATGTATCCTCCTTTTTTTTGATGGAAATTCTCTTTGCCATATATCTACCCTTTTGTTCCGATGGTCGTCTTGAACCGGTAGACCACGCTGTCATCCTCGCATTCCGGACCGTGTACGCTCGCCGTGGTCAGTTCCGGATAGGTCATGGAATAGAAATCCATCACCTCGTTCGGGGACAGGCTGTTGTCCGGATCGGCCAGCTCTATTTCCGACGAGCCTTTCCTGATTTTGAAAACTCTCTGCAATCCTTTAATTTCTAGTGCCATAATTGTATTTTTATAGGGTTTAACAACATATCATTTCCATTTGTGCCTCGTCTTTCATGCGGTATTCCTCCGGGAAGTCGAGATATTCCGCGTAAGGGTCCTCACGCAGGAGCTCCCTGTCATGCTCGTCGTCCTTGTCGAAGCCGTACTGTCCCATGTCCTGCGCTCGTGCCCCGTATTCGCTTTCCCCTTTGTTATCGGGAACGGTTTGCGTGGAAGCCGTTTGCGGTTGCGAAGGGACGGGTTGCAGCCATTGACCGTCGTATACCTGTGATTGCGGCATCTGTACCGGCTGGTGGAATTGTATGGTCTGCGGTCGGTTCACGGGCTGCTGACAGCCGGCCGGTGTACCATCCGCTCCTGGTCGTGAAGCCGCCTGTCCGTGTGGAACCTGTTGTGGTCGCGTGCCTTGTACCGACCGCGGAATCTGGTGGGGAGATTGGCGGGACGGTTGTTCGGGCGCGAACATCCGTATCTGTTCCCCTCCCTGATATCGGGGGGCATGACCGGGTACCGGTTGCGGCGCCACCGGTTGGATAACCTGCGCGGGCTGTGGTTCCGGCATTACCGGTTCCGCTCCGAAGAGACTGCCCTCGGACGCTTTTTTCTGTACCTCCGCTATCTTCACGTCAATCTCCTTCTGCTTGTCCGGCATGGCCAGCCGTTTTGCCTGTCTGAGCCAGGTCAACGCCTCGGAATAGCGTTTGCCGCCTGTGGCGTCCTCCGCCTTTTTAAGCAGCTTTTCCATCTTCTCCCGTTTCTCGCATACCTCTTTTGATTCCTTCTCAGCTACGGACTTGGCCGCCTTGCTTTGTGATACGGCCTGTTCCGCTTGTTTCTCGAATGTTTCCAGGTTGGTAAGGATGCCCTGCGCCTTCTGTACGGGCGCGGCGATCGCTCCCAGGAATTCCATGTCCAGCTCTTCCGGGGTACCGTTCAATACCAGCGGGACGATTTGTTCCCCGGCCTCGTCTTTCAGTCCCGCACGCCGGGGCATGACGGCCACGGTCAGTTTGTCATTCACTTGTCTGATGTTGATACTCAGGTCTGTGCCTGCCGTAATCATTCGGTTGATCGTTTGAAAAAACATAATGGTAAAATATTTGTAAGTTATACATAAGTTTCTTGGAAAAACTCTTTCAGGAGTCTCTGCCTGTCGGGATTGGACGCGATATCCTTTAATGGCTCCAGGTAGTGGCCTATTGTTTTCGGTTCGTCCAATATGCAGGGGAACCGTTTTTTGACAGGTTTTATGCGCTTTGTGACGGGCCATGCGACCGGCATGACCGGGGCTGAGGGGGTGGATGTCGCGGTTCTCAT